TTGCACCTGGATTCCAAGCATCGGAATACCAGTTTCTAGAATAAGTTTGTGGAGGATATGTATAACCAAAGGAATTTGTGTAGTTCCAAAAAATAAACGAGCGAATATGTGTAGATACCCCAGCTGTTCCACCATTTTCCCAGTTTGCAACACTAGTTAAATACGCAACAGTGTCGCCAGGATTAAGTGTTTGAGCAAGAGTAGTTAATGTATTAGCATAATACATATGATAAGGAGCTATAATAGCATTTCCGTCTACATCAAAAAAGTTTAAGAAAGCATAGTATGCACCTTGTCCATTTGCAGTCTTTGCCCAGAAATCTAAACGGTAACGTTTTTCTGGATTCACAGGCATTAACTCGTCTGTATTTGGTGCTTGATACTGACCTGTATATTTAAATGATCCACTCGAGAAATACGCTTGACTACCATCAAAAATAAATGAACCAAAGTTTGTGTTATTACCCATCAAACCTGTTCCATTGGTAAGTAAGTTCTCACCTCTAGACCAGATATACTTCTTCATGGTATCTAGACTATACCCTCCTAAAGACCCTACATTCAATGAACTAGCTGTTCCCGTTAATCCTGCTCCTCCTCCATAATAATTACCTGCAATAGTATTATTGCCTGACATATCTAATTGCCACCTATTTGAACTAGCAGACCATCCACCAATACGCATTACGTTATCAGCATCTAAACCAAAGTTTACAGCGTAGTAACCTCCTCTGTGGAAGGACATAAATGCTGAGTTTCCTCCTGTAGAAAATGCTTGAAGAGAAGGACTATCTAATGTTCCTAAATATGAACCTCTATTACTTCTAAAGTAAAAATAATTTCCTTCTGTTAATTCTGCTCCCGTAAAACGTAAGTATCTAGAGTCAGACTCACTTTCAGTAAAATATCTGTCGTCATGATTGTGAGATGGAAGACTTGTTAAAGCATAACTCCCGATGTTACCTGTGTGTATAGACTGGTAACCGCCTACTGTGGTATTGGATAATAAATTAGCCATTTATCTTTTTGTTTAATTCTTGAACTTGATTTGTTAATTCTTTAACTGCACCTATAAGGGCAGCGGTTAAGCGTGAGTAGTGAACCCCTATTGGGTCTCCGTTTTCATCATATTGTACAAACTCTGGGTATACTTCTGCCACTTCTTCTGCGATAAGTCCTAATTCTTTAGTCTGAGACCCAATCTTATTGTAAGTTACTGGTCTCAAATTTACTACCTTTTCTAAATTTCCCTCGCTAGTTTCTACATTTTCTTTTAGTTTAATAGAAGAGTTTTCTGTAATAGTTCCATTAACAGTTAAATTTCCATTAACAGTCAAGGCTCCACCAATTGATCCTCCACTTAAAGGTAAGTAGTTTGCTAAAGCAGAGTTAAGCGCATATCCTGCTGAGGCATGATTACCCCAACCATATGCTGTATCCCAGTTTCCAGAATTGTAACCAGAAGCTGATATAGTTCCAACAACTACTAAATTACCCGCATGCCATGCATAACCATCTGCTCTAAATACATGGTAAAGGTTTTCAGAAACAGAACCACAACCATAACCTACACAAGAGTTTCCATAAATTCTAATCTCTTCATTGTTATCATCGTTAAGTTGGAATTCAAGCCAGCTGTTACCTGCACCTCTAGCAGAAGCTTCACTTATCCAACGCATAGAGTAAGGATCACTTTGAGGACTTCCAGCAGTATCTCTAAATCTAATCTCGTTAACATAAATAGGCGAAGCATATGCATTCAGACCAGCATTAAGAGTAAGAGCACCAGTCATGGTATCACCAGACTTAGAAACCTTACCTGCAATACTATTAGTTACTGTAGTAGCAAAGTTTGAATCATCTCCTAAAGCAGCAGCCAATTCATCAAGTGTATCTAAAACGCCTGGGGCTCCGTTAATTAGGTTATTGATTTGGGTTGTTACATAAGATGTAGTAGCGTAACTCTGAGACCCTACCCACGACTGAGTAGCAATAGTTCCAGAGATAAGTCCCTGATTAGAACTAGCCATAACAACATATCCCCAATCACTCCAAGAGGTATTATCGGTTTTATTTCTAATTCTCCATCCGTTATTAGGTGTACCATAATGAAACAATTGTTGGACTGTTCCTGTAGAACCACCAGCATTCCATGATAACAAGTGTTGAGAGTGCCCAGCAAAACTTACTGATCTAATCCCATTGTCTGTATAACTATCTAAACTTGCTTCAGCACCTCCAGATAGTAAGCGTAGAAACTCAGTAGAATTTTGTCCATCAAGTAAGTCAGCATCTAATCCACTACCACTTCCGTCATTACCTGCATGCCATACTGTACTTCCACTTACGTTAAATCCTCCATCAGCTCTCATTACTCCTGGAGTGTATACACCAGATCCGTAATGTCCAGACTGGTTTAAGCGAAGCCATGTATCATAAGAAGCTATTGTATCTTTCTCGTTTAAATAAATTCTACCATCCCCAGTAATTCTAGTAGTCCAATTAGTTCCATTATTTACACCAATAGCATAACCTGCAGAAGGAGATACCCTAGCGTACATACCATAGTCAAGACCAGAAGCATTTACATATAATCCCCAGTCATTATTATTTGACTTAGTTACGTATACTACGGCATCTGTAGAAGAATCTCCTGATCCTCCATCAAATATTCCTCTACCAATTACATGAAGTTCTTCTGCAGGAGTCGTAGTGCCTATTCCTACTTTACCTGCATCAGTAATAGCCATTTTATTAGCCCATCCTGTACTGCCCCATGTATAAAAATTATGTCCGTTTTGATCAGCGTAATATCCTATACCCCCACCATAACTATTATCTAATCTTAATTCACCCCCACTTGTACTATTATAGTATAAGCCTGATGCTTTTATATCACCTACTACTTCAAGTTTGGTTGTTGGAGCCGATGTACCAATACCTACATTTCCACTAGCTTTAATAACCATCTTGGTTGTTGGCTGTACTCCAGTATACCCACTACTATCAGTGGTTCTGAACTCAATACGTCCATTGTAGTTGCCATCATCGGTGGCAACAATACGAGCCATATTCCACTGATTGTCATTATTTGGATGATCTGTTCTAAAGTTTAGTATTGGACCACCCCCATCATAACGGCTTGCAATTGTAAGTTCAGCTGGAGTTGTCTGCTCTGGATTTCCTACTTGCAATAAAGAATATGGACTAGTAGTTCCTATTCCTACATAACCTGAACTATTAATACGCATCCGCTCTGTTGAAGCAGCATCACTACCAACGGATTTTGTAGACATGATAATATCACCAATGCCGACCCCAGCACCACTTGTCATAACAACACCAATACTTGCATATCCCGCAGTTGGTGCAGCATCATTAGTGAAAACTATTTGTCCGACATCACCTGTTGAATTAGGAATGCGAATATTCAATTGAGCGTTAGCACTATACCCAAGTGTTGACAAGGTTGATTGTGACGCAGGAGGAGCCAAGTCAAGTCTTGATTGAGGACTACTAGTACCAACACCTACATTGCCGGAAGCCTTAATAGTCATCAACTCGGAATTACTCCAAGCGTCTGCAAGAGTTCCATAGTTGAACGCAATTCTATCTCCAGTATTAGAGCCAATTGAGCCACTGTTTGCCCAAGTAGTAATTCCAAACTTATGGATTAGCGCTCCGGTTGAGGAGTTGAATCTCCCGAATCCAATAGAGTTTGAAACCGTACTATTGTCGTCTAATGACAACAAGTCCATATTACCATCCACTCCGGAAACTACAAGCTTGCTATCACCTTGAATTGCTGCAGCTAAAGGAGCCCCAGAACTACTTATGTGTAGTTTGGCTATTGGACTGGTGGTTCCAATGCCTACGTTACCAACTGGAAAGGAAACCTCTGAGCCATCCCTAGACATTCTAATTCTCTTAGAGAATGCACCAGTTGGTTCAGTACTGCTGTTCATTCCGATGAAGCCAACATTTGCGCTTCCATCGTATTCAATTGTCATTCCATTGGTATCGTTTTCACCAAGGAATAATCTAGCATCGTATTCCGTTGCGTAGTTTGCGGCAATTATTCTAACTAAAGCATCGGTAGATGCAGCTGCTACAAACCTTACATCTCCTCCGGCTACGTCAAGTTTGTAGCTTGGAGACGTTCCAATTCCAAGACCGGTATTATTCAATCGCATTATTTCAGAACCTCCTTGCTGACCCCAAATCCAAACTGGACCTCCTGAGCCTATTAGGTTGTACTGAATGTTTGTTGAAGCATATAATAAATGTTCCTGAGCTGCGGATTGCTTAAATACGATATTACTGTATTCTGTACCATCTCCTTCTACTGACAACTTTCCAGCTGGGGCTGTCGTGCCAATACCTACGTTTCCGCTAGAGGTGATACGCATCTTCTCGGTCATTCTGTTTCCATCAGAAGCACCCGCATCCTGCGTTGAAAATGCTAAAGCTCCATCCCAACTTCCACCGTATATACCTTGAATCCTTGCGGCTTGTGAAACAATGGTGTTTGAACCAAATAGTAAATTAGCAGTGCTTCCTGACGTTGCAGCAGCACTAATTCTAACTGTTTCGCTTGTGTTGCTACCTATGTCTAGCTTGTAAGCCGGACTAGATGTCCCAATACCTACGTTACCGCCACTTGTTATGCGCATACGTTCAGAGCCGTTGGTCATAATAGCTAAAGAATGGTTTGAGTTCATACCCATTAAACCATATCCTAAAGAAGTTGCTATACCTGCTATATAATCATAAGACGCATTTACTGTTTGTAAGTATACTGAATCTGAGCCTGTAGCTAGTGCTTTAATTACATATCCACTACCTTGTACTGTTAATTTAGAATCAGGCGATGTAGTACCTATACCTACGTTACCGTTGTGAAGAATTATCATTTTTGTTTCAGCACCTAATGCATCACTTGTGCGAGTACCAAATAATAAATTACCTCTATTTCCTTGATTTGTTTCATTGAACACACCACGAACAAATCCTAACTCTTCGGAGCTACCATTCCAAAAAGATAATTTAGGTCCTGCGTTTGCAACGTATGTGTTTGTCATACTTACCCTTAATACCTCTCCAGACGCTCCATTAACATCTAACTTAGCCCCAGGACTAGTAGTGCCTATACCTACGTTTCCGTTTTGGTTTACCACTAAAAGTCTACTAAAAGACGGAACACTCCATATAGCAAAAACATTTGATGCATCAGCTCCTATAGCCCCAGAGCCTACGCTGTCACCAGAGCGGCCAAAAAATATTTGAGCACTAGAGCCATTAGATCTAAATTCTGCTCCATAATTAGCTATCTTACTAGCAATAGATACACCCTGGGAAAATTGTCCAGAAACATAAGCGTCTCCACTAACCTCAAGTTTGCTACTTGGGCTACCAGAACCAATACCCACGTTGCCTGAAGCATCAATGAACATTCTCCTAACTCCGTCATCTCTAAAATCAAATGCCCCAGCCCCTGCTTCACCGTTTATTGCATCGAATACACAATATCCAGTCCCCATTGACAAATTGGTATAAACAGATGTGCTTGTACCAAATCTTATTTGTTGGCTAAACGACCCAACAATTTGTAAACTTGCACTTGGACTAATAGTACCAATACCTACGTTGCCACCCATATATGACATATTACCAGTAGTCATTAGGGCTAAATACGAAGTACTAAATTGACCATTTCCAGCAAATACCGTATTATATCCAGACTCTGAATACATCACAGCTGACGGACTTATAGGACTATTACTCCAAGTGGTAATTAATTTTCCTAGTCTTGTTTCTCCATTTACATCTAATTTATAAGCAGGACTAGATATGCCTATACCTACATTCCCCGTAGAGTTATTAATAAGTAATAGGTTTGTGTTATTGGCATTATTATTTATAGCAATAGTACTACTACCAGATATTATCCTTGCATCGGCTGGAGTAAACGTAAGTTGACCTCCTACATTTATATTTCCTCCCGATGATATTGTACTACTAAATGTAGCTGCTCCTGTTGAGTAGTCAACACTAAATACTGAAGCTCCTGTTCCATAAGAGTATAAATAAAAAGTATTATTAGTATTACCCCATGCACCTAATAACCACCTATTTGCACCTGCTGTTTTATATATTAATACCCCATCCGCTGCTGTAGATACTCTATTTATATTAATATAGGAACTATTAGCTGTTAAAGTTAAATCTCCATTAAACGTAGCACTTGTTCCACTTAAAGCTCCTGTAAGAGTACCCCCAGCTAAAGGCAAATAAGGACTTAATGCAGATGCTGTAATATAACCTGGACCATTACTTAATTGATTTAGATTAGTTAAGTTTCCAGAATGCCAAACTGTATTGTTCTTCCAAGTTAGTGTATTAAAACCAATTGCTAATCCATTAGCAGCTGTTGCACTAGCTACACCATATCCAGCTGTAATAATAGCAAATTCAGATTGAGTACCATCTGTGTCAGCAGCTAGAGTAAAAGTTCCATAAGCTTGAAGCAATCCATAAGATAAAGCAGTTGGTTGGGAGTTTGCAGCAGCAGCAACCCCATTGCCCATTAATAATGCTCCCGTAAGAGTACCTCCTGCTAATGGAAGTTTAGCGGCTATACTGTTTGTAACAGTTGTTGAGAAGCTAGCATCGTCACCCAATGCAGCAGCAAGCTCATTAAGAGTATCTAACGCTGCAGGAGCTGCATCTACTAGAGAAGCTATTGCACTAGTCACATAAGACTGAGTAGCATATCCGCTTAAACTAGCAGAGGTTAGATAAGCTTGAGATGTAACCCAAGATTGTGTAGCTGCAAGAGCTCCATTAATAGTAATAGTACCTGAGGTAACTACGTTACCCCCTACTATAAGTCCGTTTTTTACGATAAATTCATTAGGCATCTTTTATTGTTTTCACTATCCAACAATGTTCATTAAAAATATTTATAACTCATTACCATCGTGTAAGGATTGGCACTTGAGTTTACTGCGTTAATTCTTGCATCTGAGCCCACTAGAGAGCTTGTAAAGTTAACAGCTGTAGTTGACCCTATATCAGGGGTAGTTGTTTCTGTGTGAGTGATTGTAGGCGTTCCTGACTGATTCCAGGTAACCATAATTGTACCAGCTCTTTGGTCTGTAAGTGAGTTATTGTTTAAAATGTAGTACTCAATGAAGGCACACATACCTACGCTTACGGTTTGAGCCCATACAACAGTAGTAGCACTAGCGTTAATAGTAGCACTAGAAGACATGTGTACTACTCCGTTACCAGTTCCTATTCTTAGTTTATCTTGTACTCTTACTTGACCATTTACATCTAAGTCATATCCTGGAGAAGCTTGGTTAATACCTACTCTGTTAGTAGTAGAGTTGTAAATAAGCGCAGAAGCTCCTGCCAATGTTCCAGAACTGTTGTATTGGACTTGTGTATCAGATCCTGCTGCAGTTGTTGTTGTTATGGTCCAAGTTCTATTTGCGCTTAAGTCATAGCTAGTTCCGTTAATAGTAAGCGTTCTTGCTTGAGGAACATAACTTGCTGAAGCATGATTACCCCAGCCATACGCAGTATTCCAGTTAGTACTGTTTCCTCCTGTAGCAGTTATTACTCCGTTTACGTCTAATAAAGTAGCAGGAGTTGTGGTTCCAATACCTACATTTCCATCTGATGCAAAACGTACTCTTTCAACTCCAACATCTCCTCCCCCAAAAGGTGCAGTAAAAAATCTTATACTAGAAGGACTTCCTGATGGATTATATCCATCCTGAACTAAGTTTATTCTTGCATCACCGTAGTCATTAGCAATTTTAAATACAGTTGATCCATTTCCTTGACCGTAGTCGTGATATAAACTAGCTCCTCCATAACCACTTACACTATTTAGTCTAATACCATAATTAGCATGAGCAGCATTAGGAATTGCAATATCAAGAATCTTAGCGGGAGCAGTAGTACCTATACCCACATTTCCTGAATTATCAATAAATAATCTTGAAGTTGTTGAGCCAGTCCCAGTTTCTAAACTTATTGTTTTAGCTTGTATGGATAATGGTTTGAATTCTGCACCCCAGTCAACTGCATATAAAAAACTAATTCCCGACTGTACTGCAAGTGTTGTAGAATGTCCTTGTGCAGATAAACCAACAACAGAACCAGTTGCTGATATTGCTCCACTCACTTCAAGTTTTTCGTATGGCGTTGTGGTACCAATACCTATATTACCCCCTGGAGCAATATACATTCGGTAGTCACTTGTATTCTGAGTAAATGAAATTGGAGAGTTTCCTCCTACTGCGAAACCTAATTCACCAGCATCAGAATATAATCCTCTTTGAGTATCGTAAGCATTAACTCTAAATCCATTAAGATAAGAGTAACCTTCAACATACAAAGCCCAAGGTTCATTACCATTCCACCCACCATTTTGTTTAATGTGTACAATAGCATCTGCTCCAGATCCTGATCCAGTTGTATTACCTTCAATATGTAATCTAGAATCTGGTGTAACTGTACCTATCCCTACATTAGTTCCGTTGTCAAACACTAAAGAGTTACCTAAAGTAGTAGATCCTGTAAACTTAGAAATGTAATTTGTTGTTCCGCTAGCATTGGTAGGAGTGTATCCTAACCATCCAGCAATAGTCTTGTTTACCCAAAGAGTTCCGTTAAATCCTAGTAACTCTCCGTTTACTGGTAAATTTGTTTTTAAATCTACATCATGAATCTCATTTAACTCAAATCCATTCTGTACTTTAACGAAGATTTCTCCGTTGTTAGAGTTCTTACGGGTTACAATACCGATAAAGACTAAGTGAGCAGGGGCATACGGTTTATTGATTAAGCCGTAAATTAAGTTTCCTCCTGTTCCCAACCATACTGGATCACCTTCTGTACCTGCAGCTGAGGTATCTAATCCTGCTAAAAGACCTTCTGTTACTACATTGGCAAATCCATTTGTAGAAACTGTGGCATCCAAAAGACCCATAGTCTTACTAGATGTGGCCTCAGAAGCATTAGAAGCCAAACCAACAATCATATTGGTTCCGTCTGCACTAGTTACGTAGACTGCTTGACCTTTGTTAATCGCTACACCAGCTTTAACTTGGTGTTGTAATCTAGAAGTGTAATCTACAGTACTGATTGTCCAGCTTCTGTTAGCTGTAAGATCATAACTTACACCGTTAATAGTTAACGTACGAGATGTAGGAACGTAACCACTTAAGCCTATGCCAGATGTAATATCTGACATTATTTGTGCATAGGTTCTAGTGTAAATCTGACCTTGTGCAGTTGTTCCTACAATAACATGATCCCAGCTAGCTGTGTTGGTTATTCCTGTTAAATAAACAGTCCCTGAAAGAGTGGTTAAACCTTGTATAGTTACACCACATTGATAGGTTTTGCTGCTGAGTGACTTCATGTTTTTGTTTGTAATGTAAAAAAGCTAGGGGTTTTTAGGCCCCTAGCAAAGATAATAGTTTAATTAAATTAAGCAATTTTAATCACCAATACTCTAAGAGCATTTGTAGTAACAGGAGAACAGAATCCTAAAGTAACTACGTTGATGGTTGTACGTACTACATCACACTCTACGTTCTCACCAGTAGCTAGTTCATAAACTTGAACTATGATATCGTTAGAAGCTAAACCGTGAGTTACTATCATACTAGTTGCTGGAGCTGCTGGACCTGTTACAGCATAACGCAAAGCAGCTAATCCAGAAGGAGTTACTGCTACTGTAGAGCTACTTAAAGCATTTACTTCAGCACTAGTAGCCAATTCTACAACACCTGCAGCACTTGTAGTAGCGTTTACACCACTTACAGTAATAGAAGTTGTTCCTGAACCAGCAACTGCAACACCGTTAGATCCACTGATTGTGATTCCTGTAATAACGTCACCTGCTAAATCAGCAGAAGTTAAGTATTTGATTACACCTGAATCAGAAACCAAGTATTTGTTTCCTGTGTAAGCAGCACCAGCGTCAGCAATAGAACCTACGTGTAAAGGTTCAGTTACAGTAGACCAGTAGTCACTAGTCTCATTCCAGATGAAAGAAACGTTAGTACTTGTTCCTCTTTCTACTTCAATACCTGCGTTCTGAGAAGGAGAACTAACTTCGTCTCTGTTAAGAAGAAGAATGTTATCACCAATCTCTACAGTGTTTGAGTTAACGTAAGTTACTGTACCGTTTACAGTTAAGTTGCCACCGACAGTTACAGTAGTTCCGTCATCTGTAATAGTTGAGTTAGAGAATCCTGTACCGTTCCACTTAGTTAAGTAGTTGGTAGTCAATGATCCAGCACCTGTGATAGCAATATCATCAGCGTTAACTGTGATACCAGTTCCTGCACCTACTGTAAATGTACGAGAAGCTGTGATATCTCCTCCGCCAGTCAAACCTGCACCTGCTGTCAAGATAACTGCAGAGTGATCAGTGTTACGAGTAGAACTGGTGTCAAGAGCTACGTCATTGGCGTTTACAGTAATACCTGTACCTGCTCCAATGTTAAGAGTTACAGAAGCTCCAAGAGCAACAGAACCACCATCAGTAAGACCTGCTCCAGCAACTACAGAAAGAGAGGAGTTAACCAACATTGCGTTAGTAACACCGCCTGCCTTAATGTAAAGTTGGTTAGATACATTTAAACCAATAGAAGCATCGTCATACAGAACGTTTACGGTAATATCTCTGGTTCCGCTAACAGATATAGCGTTACCAGCTACAATTGACCTTAGATCACCTCCTACGTCTACCCAGGCAGTACCATCATAGAAGTAGATTGACTTGTCTCCAGTAGAGGAGTTGAAGTAGACCTGACCTGCAGCAGGAGTTCCTGGTGCTGTACCTAAGTTCTGGATGACCGCATTTTGCAGTTCGCATTTATTGAGGTCTATGCCAGATAAGAATTTTTTTGACATGATTTTATATTTTTATTTTGTTTTGTTTATTTTAGTTAAAGTAAGCTTTACCACTGAACGCTCCACAGAAATTAATAGTTACTGCATTTAAACTAATGTAATCTACCGAGCCATCCACGGTAGTTCCTGCTGAATCTACAATCGTAACACTTGGGTATTTGTTCATGTTATGAGTGATAGTCCAGGTACTAATGGGAGAACTTTGAGTGTGAGTGTAAGTATCTACGTAAGAAACGCTTACTACGCCTCCATCTACTTGGTGTAAGTTCAAACTTTTGGTCTCTGCTCCTGTAATAGACATAGAAGCAATCTGATTTCCTTCTACAGTGTCCAATAAATTGTCCACTTGTGTCTTGGTATAGGCGTCTGTAATGCCATATTCCGCTAAAGTGTCTGGAGTATTGATGATTTTGTTCCAGTCTAACGAAGTAATAAAGGAAGGATTGGCATAAGACCCTGATAATAGAACAAAATTACTTAAACCAGAGTTAAGTAAACGAAAGTCTACTAAGTCTTCTACTCTAACTTTACGAGATCTTACGTTTCCTGTAGTGGGATTGACGTCAATTAACAACAGAAGATCTTCTCCTGCAATTTCAGGACCTGTTAGTGGTTGTAGTTGGGAAACTTTGTAATTCATGTTATTCGTACACTATATATTGACCTTCTTCGTTTAAAATATAACCATCTTCTAGAAAAGTACCCTTAGCGGATTGACCTTCGTATTTAAGAAAGCCTAACTTCTGGTAGGGACCCTCAAACCTAGGCTTAGAACAAGTAACTGAGTTATCTTCTATAACCTGAGTCTCGAATTCTCCTCCATAGTTGTCTCCTCCTCTAAGTAAGACAAACCATTTATGTCCTTCTCTTCTTATTTTTATCCCTACTCTTTCTTTGAAAGCGTATAACTGTTGCCAGTCATGAGGACAAACATAAGTCTTCTCCGAGAATCCCTTAATAATTACATTTACTAGGTCTGTAGCGTAGCCAGGTGTCTGAAAGAAGTTGTTACGCATAGAAGTTTATAAACTAAAAAAGGGTTCTAGGTAGGGGAATACATGAAAGGAGAAAGATCTGAATCCCTACCTAGTAACCCTCCAAAAACATGGCTAAAGAAACTAGTCACAAAACAATCGTAACTCCAAGAAAAACACAGATCTCCCCCTAAGAACAAAAATAGCTCTTTAAAAAAATAAGTCAAGAAAACTTAAGTAGAAGAGTGGTTTTTGTTTAATTAACTATCTTTGATTTACAATAGAACTATGATAAAGTTATGATACAGGTTATCTTTGATCATATAACAGGATACGGTAAGGTCACAAAAGAAGACTTTATCTTCTCTGACCCCAAAGGAATAGCCTTAGATACTACTTATCTAACCTATTTAAGTGAGGGATGGGTAGAATGGCAAGACTACTGGTATAATCTAAGGTCTGTTAGACTTAGAGTAAAAGACTATAAGCCTACTAAAACTGTAAAAAAACTAAGCAAACAAATACAATACTCTTTACACTTTGTATCAGAGGAAGTTTTAACTCTTCTAGAGCCTATTTATAGAAAGTACACAGACAAACACAGTTTTAAAAGAGATATAAACCTAGAAGACTTTAAAGGATTTGAATGTCTGCTTTACTACTACGAAGAAAAGCTAGTAGGAGCTAATATCTTTAAACTATACAAAGACACTACTGGAAGGACTTTAGTCTCTTACCAGTTTCTGTGGGATTATGAAAACCCAAAACTATCCTTAGGTAATGTGTCTCAGTTATTCGAGTGTAGAATAGCCCAGTTCTTTAGATGTAATCATGTCTACCTTCTAGGAGGCTACGAATTAGCTTCAGCTTACAAAGCAGACTTTAAAGGCTTTGAATGGTGGACAGGAAAGGAGTGGTCTGAAGACAAAACACTCTACTTAAATTTATGTAAAAGAGACACTTACTTATGATAATTTTTGAACCTACAAATCGCTTAGAAGTAAATACCCCTAAAGGCAAAGGAATAATATGGCTAGTAACAGACTATGGTTATGAAACCGATACCATATATACAGTCATCCTAGACAGTGGAGAGATGTGGCAGTTTACTCATAAGGACTTAACGGTTAGAAGTAATATAACCTTTGGTCGTTTACTTCCTAAACCTTAAGTAATCGGTGGTACCTGGATCTTCGTTCTTGAAATAATAAACTTCCTTAATCTTGCCGTACTTGATAGTTTTTAAGAACCCATCAGGGACTGTGGCTCCTGTTGGCAATTTTAAGCTAGTTTTAGAATAGACCATTTTAATCTCTACCTCGACAACCTGAGACTTAGCTAGTTCTCTTTCTCTGACTTCTAGAAGTCTCCAAGCACCTCTGTTTAATCTCTCGTGTTGAAGAACACAATTAAGGTAAGAGAAGGTAGCCCATAGTCTATCTCTATCACAGTTAAAGTCAGCTGCTGGAGCACAATGACCCTTATCCCATACATTAGCCTCATAGTCCTTTCCGTCACTCGTTCTTACACTATCGTTAGTGTAGAAGTCCATTCCTTTTCTAGGATAACTCCCCATAGGGCATTGAACAGTGTACCAAACTCGCTTAGGCTGTTGTAACACCTCTGAATACACACAAGAATAGATAGAGGTCTTAACATAAACAGAATCCCTCTGAGAGAACCCTTGTAAGGAAAGAAAGAAAGATAAGATAAAGACTAGTTTTTTCATGGGATCAAAGGTAAACTAAAAAAATTTTTTTCAAAATTTTAGGGGACTTCTTTATATCTATGAGAGGGTAGGGGTGTCCACCTTCACTATCCCCGTATGCCTTCGGCACTTGCCTCTACCCCCGTGGTAGACTGACAACCGAAACCTTTAATACATACAGATATGACAACCAAAACTAACACAACAGATGCTGCTGGCGCAGCCCCAACAATTTCTTTCGTACCTGAAACAGAGTACATCTTCTCGATGCGTTCGTTCAGAGTACGTAACAACTTCACCTTCGCAACTGTCTCCTACAAAGACAGCAAGTTGGAAATCCTTATCGGTAGCAGTTCCGACTACAAGTTTGGCGACCTACTTCAAGCGAAGCAATTTGGCGGAAGCATCTACGCTACCTTCAAGAACGTGACTACCGTAAACGGTGTTGACTACCCTCGCTTCTGGGACGTAAGCATCGGCTAATGATTGCCTTCGGGGGGACTCTGTCCCCCTTTTTCGTTAGTAAGGTCGCAAATTGCCTCTGTTAAAATGGTATGCCTGCGGCATGGTAGTGTTTTATGCTAACGCCTGATTGCCTCCTGACTTTCGGGGAAGTACACATCAAACTATCAATCGACAAATCAAGACATCAATCTATCAATTGTCATAGAAATGTCATGAAATGTAGGTAAAATAGGTTTTGTTTAACTTTTGAAAGTCTAAACCCGGGAAAATCGGAGACAATTGTCATTTTGTTTAACTTTTTCATGACAATTGGAGGTCAGAAAGTGGATAAAAAGAGGGATTCTTCCCTCTCTATCTTCTTTCTAACTGTCCAAAATAGTGGATTTTAATGCCTTTTAGGTTGTGATATGACTAAAAAGTTAAATCTTAACTAACCCTACTAACAGATAACCTCTTATATAATCTCTTATAAGTTGTTATCTGTTATTCTTATTCGTCTCTTGTATCAGAGACGTTATCTAATGCTAAGCGAAAGTTTTGCTTGGT